TCAGGAGCATTTCTGATTAACGCCACCGTTAAGAATCCACCCTTCAACAGCTTCACGAAGGTATGATTTGGGGTGGGTTCTGACTGGCTTCGGAAATCCGTGCCGTTTGGTATAGTTCCAGATTGTCTGACGTGATGAAACACCGAGCTTGTTCATCACTTCTTTCTCAGGAATCAGGCTGGTATCGGTCATCTTAATTCTCCAGGCAAAAATAAACCGCCATATAGCGGCTCTATCAGATATGAACAGGCCTCATCGAGTGTGAGGCAGTGTGATTTCTTTATTTCCACTCTTAATGTTTGTCAGTGAATGGTTTCTCCATCTCCATTAATGCCTTATTCATCTCATTTCGTAACTCTATAGCCATCCTGACGGCTTCAACTTGTGCAGGATGTCGGTTAATTGCTGGAGAATATCGTCGGGAGCGAAGGATTGAGAAAACAAAGATAATGCAAGCAACTATCTGAATTGCATTGCATGTTATTGATACAATGTTAATTGCAGCCATCTACTACCCCCAAAAAAACCGCCATCAGGCGGCTTGGTGTTCTTTCAGTTCTTCAATTCGAATATTGGTTACTTCTGCATGTGCTATCTGCGCCCATATCATCCAGTGGTTATAGCAGTCATTGATATCCTCTGCTTCGATAACTCTGTCGAATGGCTCTCCATTCCATTCACCTGTGACTCGAAAGTGCATTTATCATCTCCATAAAACAAAACCCGCCGTAGCGAGTTCAGATAAAAGAAATCCCCGCGAGTGCGAGGATAGTTACTTGTTCATATTATTAATCGTCAATGTATTTTGAGCATTGTGGGCAATCATCAATCCCACAATACGATTCATATGCATCCTTTATTGCGTCGCGGGCTTCAGTAAGAGTATTGAATAAGTTGCAGCTATTATCTTTTTGATATAGGTAAGTTCCTAATTTATAAGCAGAAGAAGCATCATTTCCGCTGTCTAAAATTACATCGTTATGGATTCTGCACCTTGCAAGAACTCCTGATCCCATAAGGGTCTGCATAGCCCATTGCTCTTGATCTTCACACAAATCATGAATGCTCATTTCAACACCTCTCTTCACGTTTCACACACGTTAAGATTAACAGTGTTTTTACATGCTTTGGAAGATTTATTTTATAAAAACTCTTTTAATACAAATAGATATAATAGTTCACTATTATAGCTCCTTTAATCGAGGCGGTTCTGGTAGTGGCATCCAGTGTGACGGCTCACATACCCCCTCAACACCATTCATGTAAAAGAATTGAAATAACCCTTTACCTTTGTGAAACCCTACCATCTGCTCTTTTGTGTCTGAGCAATAAACCAAAACATCTTCTTCGTTCGGCATTCGCTCACTACAGCTTATCCAACCATCCGGAGTTACCGGATAGTTGCCATTCACAAGGTCAGATCGAACATATAGCGTGTCATCATGGTGCTGATTGTGGCTGCACCACGTTAATTCGCTTAACTCGCCATCTTCTGGCCATACTCCAGCCGTTTGCAGCCAGATATGGGCTGGCGCATCTTGGCAAGGTGTATTAACTGGCAACTTGTAAGTTTGGCTTACAGGTTCGGCACCATGAAGCATGGCGTCGCTCCGCTCTATGCCATCCAGCGCGATTCGCAGTGCATGAATTGTGGTAGAGCTATCGTTTGGGGCTATTCCATATCGCTCGAATACAGCTAAATGGTTGCGCATAATCTCAGGCGTAAGCTCTTTGTAAGCATAAGCAAGAGGCTCTGATGCATTATCCTGCACAACCGACGCAGGCGCGGCAGCATAAACAGGAATAACGTCCGCTTGCTCTTTATTGCTTTCATCCGTTAAAGCCCAGAATAATTTTCCAGCCGGATGTTTGAAAATATAAGCAACTGGTTCTGCTTCCAGCGATGCCAGTGCAATTCGTGCCAGTTCCATTTGTTCGCCACGGGTAAGCCCGTTTTCAAGCGGATTTTTAATGAACAATTCAATACGTTCTTTGGTAATAGAATTCATGCTATTTCACCTTAATCTCAACATTTCGCAGCTTTAGCTCTACTGGCAGGTCTGACTTTCCTGTTAATGCTAATGCGAGATTTTCTGGGGTAATGAGAGCAGTTATTGCTTTCCCCATTGCCAGACGAATAATTATTCGTATTTCGCGATCGTCACATGCTCCTGGTCGAACGATTGATATTTGTCCGTCCATCTCACTCTCCTTTGATGCGAATGCCAGCGGCGCGGATTGCAGCGATGACCTCAGAAACTTTGTATGCCATTAGCGTTTGGTAATCCTCGTGAAAATCTGTTCGATGAAGCATGCTGCTACGTTCTGGGAGCGATATTTCCCGAGCATCCAGTTCCTTAACGCGTTCCTCCAGTTCGTAGACCCTGCATTGTTCTCTATCATCAATCAGATATAACCCAAGACATTCGCTTTCTACCCAACCGCCAAAATCATGATCGTAACGCTCACATGAAAACTCACCGTCACCGTCCTTTGTTGGAATGGTGTAACTATCTAATGGGCCACCATATGTCGGCACATTTCCCAATGTTGGATGCTCAATCCACATGAAAAATGCACGTCCGGTTATTGGGCAAATATCTGGCCGCCATTGGTTACGAACAGCCTTGGTTTCGGATAATTCTTCAGCGTGTTGTTTTACTTCCTCAAGCTCAACTCTCAGCTTCCCTACCGTTAGCGCAATATCCTCGTTCTCCTGATCGCGGCGTTTTATGTATTGCTGGTTTCTTTCCCGTTCATCCAGCAGCGCCAGCACGGTTTCTGGCCCTGCCAGAAGCTTGAAGGCGTTGAGCGCATCAATATCCACACCGTAATCTTTAAGTTCCTGTTCACTTAACAAATCATCATCAACTGGCAACATTAACAGGCGTTCCATTGCTGGAATTGCACGTTCCGCCGCCTCACGCAGTGCCTGGTAATTAATTTCGCTCACTGGTTGCCTCCTTTGCGAAGCTGGTCGGCGAACAAACGTACACCAGACGCTTCACTGCGTAGAAACTTAACGGCATAATCAAAACCACCTCGTTCTGCGTCGTCTGCTGCGTTGTCGAGGTTATCTGCGTACATCTCTACCCCCTGCGCCCGTACTTCAGCCAGGAAAGCATCGGTGGCTGGGGTGTCTGATTGCAGAGACTTTGCGCGATAGTCATTCCACCCTCTTGCATACATGGGATTAACTTGCACTCCATCTTTTACGCAATATGCCTGCCCTCCACGGTTGATAACCTCAATTTCGCCCATAGCGCCAGACTTCAGCCCCGCATTCTCCGCCGCCAGCTCCGCGCACTTGGCCTCCGCTTCAGCAAATTTACGCACCAGATATTCAGCGTTTGTTTCGTTAACCTTTAGATCTCGTGGGATGCATTTACCTTTCAGAAAACCATCCATCTCAATTAGTGACATTTGTTTCATTTCTTGCCACTCCGCCACATCGCATTCAGATATTTGTTTTGATTCACTGAAGGAAAAGAATTTCTCTTAAGCAATTCCTCTCTCGATGGCATTGGCTTTACGCGTTGGCGAATAATCATTTCTGCCGGAAGAATGCCGGGATTGTATGCAAGTCCTCTCATGGTAAATTCCTCTTTGTTAATTTATTCGTATGCCTGCTCTTTCTTCATCGAGTTTTTTTAGCTTGTATCGCATAGCTCTTACTGAATAAATTGAGCGGCAGGTTGCAATTGCTATTTCTTCTGCGGAGAACTTACCGAAAAGTGATACTTCGGCTCTTGTCCAGCGTCTTCCACGAAGTCGGCTAACAATGTCAGCGCCAATCCTTGTTGCTTTCGCCATTACTGCTTTTTCAGTCCTTCCCAGTTTTTCAGCGATAACTTCAACTGGCATTGTTGTCGCTACTTCGCGCAAGAAATCGACTTCCCATTTCTCCCATGGAGTCTTTTTCATAGGCGATACCGTTATTTGATAAGAAGTGAAGGTTTCCCAACTTTGAGTTGAGCGCCGGGGATATTTATTCCTGCTTTTAGTTGGTGTTTGATTGCCAGTTTGTCGGCTTTTATTGTTGTTTCAAACTCAACGTATTCTGGAGGAAGGGCGCTTGAGTCGATGATTTCTACAATTTCTGACGGTTTGCGGATTGTTACCTGGTGAATACCTGCTCGAATATTTTTCTTGCCAAACATTTCAAGCGATGACGCTATATATGATTTGATGCTGTCAATCTTATTTTGAATTACTGCAGCTCGCTCATTCAGTGACTTTGCCTCTTCCTTGAGGCGTTCGGCATAACCAGATTCATTTTTAATGACGGAAAGAAGTTGCTCTATTTTATCGGTAAATTCTCCTTCCATGCCTTCTATTGTGTCAGCAATCATCTCTGGTTCTAAATCTGAATCCATCAATTTTGCGTATTCATTGGCAATTTCATACAGTTTGCTCACTGGCAACCTCCAGTTTCGCTTTGCATTCTATGTAAATGGCTTGTACGTTCTGCTGCAATTTCATTCCAGATGTCAGGCGATATGCTTCTGCAAAATATCGCTTCAAATCATCCATGTTTTCTGCCTGAGCCATTTCATCACAAAGAAGTTGTGCTTTATCCATTATTTCCTGCTGGCGTTTCCGTTCATCTTCGCGGATATCTTCCTCTGATTTGTGCGGCATAACTGGTTCCTGATGCATACCTTCATCTTCGTTAAGCAGGTGAATGGCATTATCCAGTCGCTGGGCTTTAGGCCAGTATTTGCTGGCGCGTTTAACTATTGTTTTACGCGCCATCTCTTCCCAGAATGTTTTCCACGGTCCATTCTTTGCCTTGCTCGTTGCTTCCACAGCTTTAATTTCTGCCAGACTCATTTCTTCAGTCAGGTAGTCACCATCTGCTGTTTTAACCGTGCAATAACCACCAACAATAGAGCCTCGCTCACCAAATGCGTTGTATTTGTGGGTTGGTGCTGAATCAAGGCCATTTGATTCATAGGTGTCGTTTGAGTACACCAGTTTGCATTGCCCCCACTTAATTGATCCTGTCGACTGTGCAAGGTGAAGTAATCCCATATAGCTGATATCAAGGCACACCATGCCGTCGCGCGGAACCAGATAAGCAAGTTTGCTGGCTGGGTTTAAGGTGATGCCGATCGCCGCAACATTGATGATGGCGTTCTGTGCGCTGGTTGGATTTGCCAGTGCCGTTTTAGCCAGGTAATCATTTTTCTGGAAATACTGAATTGCAAACTGGCTTTCCTTAGCCCATGTCACCGTCTGTTCAGTCAATGCTCCGCAGAATAACTGCTCTTGCTGTTTAACGAATTCAACGATATTGCTCATGCTGCTTCTCCAAAAATGTGTCTGCGTTTGAATATTGCGAAGGCATATTCAGCCTTAACTCTTTCGGTTATTGCATCCCAGAACCATTCAGCGGCTTTTTCCTGATAGTTACAGTCATCATCTTCCAGCCAGTCGATAGCGTCCTTAGTGTGTTCATCTGGTTTATATGAGCGAAGCATTTCGCTTATTGGGTCGCAACGTTTGCAGAGGCGATCAACTTCACTGTTGATTCGTTCGTAATCTTCATCAGTAAAACTTGCGATTATTTGCGATATTTCACGCTTATCATTCAGAGTCAGAATCATCATCTTTCTCCTGTTCTTTGTGCTGATTGAGCATTTTGTTCATCTGACGAATGAATTCTTCGTCTGACCAGTTATCTGTAAAACTCATTTCCTGCGATACCACGGAAGGTTGATAGCTGATTTCATCGCTTTATTTGCTTCAAGCCACATTTTGGAATCACCAATAAATCTGGCTATTACTGCTTTGTTCTGTGCAGCACGAAGCATCTGGTGATTAATGGCTATTTCATTGCGCATAACGCCTCCAGTTGTTTCTTTGCTGCTCTGATTAATTGTTTAACTCGGCGTGATAATTCAGATTCGTGCGGGTAGAAAGCGGACATGACGCCGCTACCCGCGAGCTGAAAGTGCATCATGGGTAACTCCTTATATTTGATTGCATAACGAAAACGCCTCGAGTGAAGCGTTATTGGTATGCATATAAAAAGGCCCTCACATTGGAGGGCAAAGAAGATTTCCAATAATCAGAACAAGTCGGCTCCTGTTTAGTTACGAGCGACATTGCTCCGTGTATTCACTCGTTGGAATGAATACACAGTGCAGTGTTTATTCTGTTGTTTATGCCAAAAATAAAGGCCACCATCAGGCAGCCTTGTTATTCTGTTTACCAAGTTCTCTGGCAATCATTGCCGTAGTTCGTATTGCCCATTTATCGACATATTTCCCATCCTCCATTACAGGAAACATTTCTTCAGGCTTAACCATGCATTCCGATTGCAGCTTGCATCAATTGCATCGCTTGAATTGTCCACACCATTGATTTTTATCAATAGTCGTAGTCATACGGATAGTCCTGGTATTGTTCCATCACATCCTGAGGATGCTCTTCGAACTCTTCAAATTCTTCTTCCATATATCACCTTAAATAGTGGATTGCGGTAGTAAAGATTGTGCCTGTCTTTTAACCACATCAGGCTCGGTGGTTCTCGTGTACCCCTACAGCGAGAAATCGGATAAACTCTATTCACCCCCTACAGAGAGAATGATGGAGATTCACCGATGAGTAACTGGTGGCAGGAACTATTACGTTTCTTCCTGCGTGGTCTTACGCTACAACAGTTAATTCATATGCTTATTATTTTAATTGCCTTGATAATAATCACCCCTGCATCAATTAAAGAGTGGGTAGATATAAGGAACCCAGAAATACTTCCAGATCACTGGATGTATTACGCAATGCTTTTGTGTATCAGTTATGTTCTGAACAGGGTGATGGAGTTTATATTTCTGGCATCTTCAGACAGATATAAAAAATATCTCAGTAAGAGAGATGAGGCTAAAGTAATTGTGGAGACTGAGCGCCTGTTCAATTCTCTGAGTATTCAGGAAAAAGAGGTTTTAGCATTTGCTGTTATGGCAAATAACAAAATCGTACTTAAGCACGGCGATCCGGTCGCTTTATCTCTTATGAGAAAAGGCCTTCTCCATCGCTCAGGTGTGACTTACAGCGCGTCAGGTAAAGAGAAATTTGTTATACCTGACGTCTGGTTCCATGAGTGTTATATGCGCTTTGCTGGTAAAGCTGATGAGCTAATTTAGTTCCTCGACGGCGGGGGATCGTCACCTCGCTGTCAGTTGTTTTGATTTCCGGTAGCCTGCCGCGTAAATGGCTACGTTTGGCAGGCAAATACTTCCACTGCATTCATCTGCCTTCTTGCAGCAAAGGCTTCCTAGTGATGCTGCTTTGTCTGCTCTGACGCAACCAGAGAGCTTTAGCGCAATTTTTCGCGCCAGTGCTTCATTACTGCGTCGCTCGGCAATAAGTTCTGCTCTGCGAGCTTTGTAGCGGCTTTTTGCCGTACCTTTGGATTCTTTCCAGACAATGGTTACCATGATGGTCTCCTTTAAGTGGCTTTGGCGCATGACGCGTCGAGGTGCTTATCTTCTCGATCGCTGTCTTGCAGCTGCAATTCGCGCCATCCCCAAAACCACTCAAGTTCTGGTCTCAACGGTTAGGTTGAGAGTCCGTCGATGTTAAAGAGCCTGCCAATCTGTTCCGTTTGGCTTCCAGCGTCCTGCTGATGGCTTAAATTTAAGACTTCTTAATTTATTGGTCAAGTGCATTTTTGAAGAAAACTTAATTTTATGGACGTTAATTTAGTTTGTCTTTGATTTTTAACGGGAAATAAAAAAGGGGCGAAAGCCCCTTAAGGAAGGTTTGCTAGCTTGGCATCAACGACAACGCCAATGATTTTACAGTTCCCATTGATTTCAATCATTGGGTATTGTGGATTGAGTGGTTTCAGGAATTTTCTACCGGCATCAATAACTAACTTTTTGAATGTCGCCTCGTTTTCTCCTTCAAGTTTGGCGACTACCAGCTTTCCATTACGTGGTTCGACTTCTGGGTCGACGAGAATAATCATCCCCTCAGGAATACTCAGTCCTGCCGGGGCAGTCATTGAATCGCCTTTAACGTCGAGCCAAAAAGAGTCTTCAGAACAATCTACCGTTGTGTCGTACCAGTTATCTATTGCACGCCTATGATATGGCTCTACAGCTTCCATCCAACATCCTGCGCTTACCCAACTAATTAGAGGATACGAACCTCTTGGATCATGCCTGCTGTGATAGGCAATGTTTGAAAGACTATCCTCTCCTTTCAACAGGTAATCAGGGGAGCACTGCAAAGCCTTGGCTAAGGCCAATAGGTTTTCGCCATTGGGCTCAGTTTCAGATCGCTCCCACTGGGAAATAGCAACATTAGACACGCCAACCATCTTGCCAAGGGCAGCCTGCCTAATCTTGAGTTCTTTTCTGCGAGCGCGAATACGCTCACCCATCAGTTGTGTATTCATAGTTAAGACATCTTAAATAAACTTGACTTAAGATTCCTTTGGTGGATAATTTAAGTGTTCTTTAATTTCGGAGCGAGTCTATGTACAAAAAAGATGTTATTGACCACTTCGGAACCCAGCGTGCTGTTGCTAAAGCACTAGGCATTAGCGATGCAGCAGTCTCTCAGTGGAAAGAAGTTATCCCAGAGAAAGACGCCTATCGATTGGAAATCGTTACAGCTGGCGCCCTGAAGTATCAAGAAAGTGCTTACCGCCAAGCGGCATAAGCAAATTGCTCTTTAACAGTTCTGGCCTTTCACCTCTAACCGGGTGAGCAAACATCAGCGGCAAATCCATTGGGTGTGCCGCTATAACTCAATATCAATATAGGAAAATTAACAAATGGCACAAGCAAGCTACAGCAAGCCAACACAGCGAGAAATTGATCGCGCTGAAACTGATTTACTCATCAACCTGTCAACGCTTACCCAGCGCGGTCTGGCAAAGATGATTGGCTGTCATGAATCGAAGATAAGCAGAACGGACTGGAGATTTATTGCTTCGGTCTTGTGTGCTTTCGGAATGGCATCAGACATCAGTCCGATTAGCAGGGCTTTTAAGTATGCGCTTGATGAAATCACAAAGAAAAAATCCCCGGTGGCCGCCGGGGACTCTAAGCAAATTGATATGCAATTCTGAGGGAATTACTGGATCAATCCACAGGAGTCATTATGACAAAACGTCGTAAGAAATACCAGGAAAAAGAAGAGATTCGACACCCTGATTCACCTGAGGGATTAGTGGTAGCCGCAGCAAATAACAGGGCGTTCGCAGAGCGCCTTGTTGGTGTTTACAGACTAGCCAAAGCAGGAGTGAAACATGGGCGTCGTTAAGTTAGCTGATTACAGGCCTCAACTGGAGGTCGTGGAGCATCGCGTGGCAGAACTCGAAGATGGCTACACTCGGACTGCAAACACACTGTTAGAAGCCGCCATGCTTTCTGGACTTACTCTACATCAGTTACTGATTGTTATGGCTGTGTGGCGCAAGACATACGGTTACAACAAAAAAATAGATTGGATCGGAAACGAACAGTTCGCTGAACTCACTGGCATGGCACCAACCAAATGCTCTACCGCCAAAAACGAGCTTATCAGAATGGGAGTTCTCATTCAGGTGGGGCGTCAAGTTGGTATGAATACAAACATTTCCGAGTGGAAAACGAAAGTTAACGGATTCGGTAAAACATTTACCAATTCGGTAAAACAAACCTTCACCAAATCGGTAAAAAGCAATTTACCGAATCAGTCAAACACAAAAGACAATATACAAAAGACAATAAATACAAATACCCCCTTACCCCCTAACGGGGGCGGCGATGGGCAGGTTAAACCTGAACGTCGCAAGGCAGAACGAATCGACTACGAATCCTTCCTGAACGCCTACAACACCGAAGTCGGTGACAGACTTCCACATGCTGTTGCGGTCAACGAGAAACGCAAACGCCGCCTGAAGAAAATCATCCCGCAACTGAAAACGCCAAACGTGGACGGTTTCAGAGCGTATGTCAGGGCGTTTGTGCATCAGGCCAAGCCGTTTTACTTCGGAGACAACGACACGGGCTGGACGGCAGATTTTGATTACCTGCTGAGGGAAGATTCGTTAACGGGAGTGCGGGAAGGGAAGTTTGCAGACAGGGGGATTGCATGAAACAGGATATCGAAGCGAGCGTTATCGGTGGCTTGCTGATTGGTGGATTAACACCAACTGCCAGTGACGTTCTGGCAACGCTGGAGCCGGAAGCGTTTTCAATTCCGCTCTACCGGAAAGCCTTCGAGGTTATCCGCAAGCAGGCGAGAAACAGAAACCTAATCGACGCGCTGATGGTTGCCGAGGCGTGCGGAGAGGAGCATTTCACGTCAATCCTGATGACCAGCAAAAACTGCCCGAGTGCCGCAAACCTGAAGGGATATGCCGGAATGGTCGCGGATAACTATCACCGCCGTCTGGTGCTGGAAATCATGGATGAAATGCGTGAACCAATTCAGAGCGGAACCATCGACGCATCGAGTCAGGCGATGGATGAACTTGTAAAGCGTCTTTCAGCCATCAGAAAGCCACGTGACGAGGTTAAACCTGTACGGTTAGGGGAAATCATCACCGACTACACTGACACGCTTGACAGGCGTCTGAGGAACGGAGAAGAGTCCGATACCCTGAAGACCGGAATCGAAGAACTTGATGCCATCACCGGAGGGATGAACGCGGAAGACCTTGTGATAATCGCTGCTCGTCCTGGTATGGGGAAAACCGAACTGGCGCTGAAGATTGCCGAAGGCGTTGCAAGCCGCGTTATTCCTGGTTCTGACGTCCGGCGCGGAGTGTTGATTTTCTCGATGGAAATGAGCGCATTGCAGATTGCAGAGCGAAGCATTGCCAACGCCGGGAGGATGCCGGTTAGCGTGCTGCGAAATCCTGCTTCGATGGATGACGAAGGCTGGGCGCGCGTTGCTAACGGCATGAGTCAGCTTGCAGATTTGGATGTATGGGTAGTCGATGCCTCGCGGTTATCGGTCGAAGAAATACGCTCAATCGCAGAACGGCACAAACAGGAAAATCCAAACCTGTCACTCATCATGGTGGATTATCTTGGCCTGATTGAGAAGCCGAAAGCAGATCGCAACGACCTCGCAATTGCTCACATCTCCGGAAGCCTGAAGGCGATGGCGAAAGACCTGAAAACACCGGTTATCCCCCTGAGTCAGCTTTCGCGCGATGTTGAGAAGCGACCAAACAAACGCCCGACAAACGCAGATTTGCGTGATTCAGGAAGCATTGAACAGGACGCAGACTCAATCATCATGCTCTATCGGGAAGCGGTATATGACGAGAACAGTAGCGCCGCGCCATTTGCTGAAATCATCGTGACGAAAAACCGTTTTGGCTCACTTGGTACGGTTTACCAGCGGTTCTGCAACGGACACTTTGTTGCATGTGACCAGGATGAAGCCAGACAGATTTGCACAACATCAAATGCACCCGCTGCACGTGGCAGACGATATGCACAAGGGGCTGACGTATGACCATCTACATCACTGAGCTAATAACAGGCCTGCTGGTAATCGCAGGCTTTTTTATTTGGGGGAGAGTAAATCGTGGCTGAGTTTATGCTCGTCGCACTCAAATGCGTTGGCGTTGGATGGATTCTTCTGACGTTTTTTATTGTTCTGCATGGCTACATTCGTCTTGTTAATGACGGTAAAGAGCCATGGTGTACGTTGTTTTGCGCTGCATTTGTCTGGGTGATTATCGGTGTTATGCCTGTCGCTGTAGCAAAAATGGCGTGGCGTTTTTTGAGTTGAACTGAGGATAAGTATCGATGGACGAATCAAGAAAGCAGTTTGAAGAAAGTTGGTTGCGACGTGGGGGCGAATCCTCAGACCTTATCCGTTACCCTGAAAATCACCATGAAATTGGCAGCGGTAATATTGGTGGTCAATACGTGATGGTCGATGTTCAAGGCCACTGGCAAACGTGGCAGGCATCGCGAGCAGCTATTGAAATTGAGTTGCAAAAGCCAAAGAAAGGCCCACTTCCCGGTGATTATCACATTGGCTATGACTCAGGTGCAGAATCACAATACGAAAGCGATGTAGAGGCCATCCGCGCTGCTGGAGTCAAAGTGAAGGAGTAACGATGAAGCAAACAATCTTCCTCCGAACTAAGCAACAACAGCAAGCTGCAATAAATGCCATCCTCGCAACACCACTCGATAAAGACAAGCCAGTCACCATCCGCATTACTGACTACAAGCGCAACCTTGACCAGAACGCAAAATTTCACGCGATGGTCGCAGATATCGCCAGGCAAGTTCAGTGGCGCGATAAATGGTTAAAACCAGAACAATGGAAGGTTTTGTTGATCAGCGGTCATGCAGTGGCTACAAAGCAGGAAGCTGATGTTTTGCCCGGCCTTGAAGGCGAATACGTCAACATTCGCGAAAGCAGCGCGCAGATGAGCGTGAAGCGTATGGCAAGTCTGATCGAGTACACAACAGCATGGGCTATTGGTCAGGGTGTCAGATTTACCGACAGGAGGTACGAATGAGACGACAGCGACGAAGTTTCACCGACATCATCTGCGAAAACTGCAAATACCTTCCAACGAAACGCTCCAGAAATAAACGCAAGCCAATCCCAAAAGAATCTGACGTAAAAACCTTCAACTACACGGCTCACCTGTGGGATATCCGGTGGCTTAGAGAACGTGCGAGGAAAACAAGGTGATTGACCAAAATCGAAGTTACGAACAAGGAAGTGTCGAGCGAGCTTTAACGTGCGCTAACTGCGGTCAGAAGCTGCATGTGCTGGAAGTTCACGTGTGTGAAGCGTGCTGCGCAGAACTGATGAGCGATCCGAATAGCTCAATGTACGAGGAAGAAGACGATGAATGAGTTAATAAATGGCAATGCCATCAAAATGACAAGCATTGAAATCGCTGAGTTGGTTGGTAAGCGTCATGACAATGTGAAACGTACCATCGAAACGCTGGCTAAAAATGGTGTTATCCGGCTTCCTCAAATTGAGGATTGTGGAAGAATCAATGGGTTAGGCTTAAATCAAAGTTTTTGTGTGTATGTATTCGAAGGCGAACAAGGAAAGCGAGACAGTATTGTCGTTGTAGCCCAGTTGTCGCCGGAATTCACCGCTCGTCTTGTTGACCGTTGGCGAGAGCTTGAAGAAACTGCGGTTAATATCCCCAAAACGTTACCGGAAGCGTTGCGCCTTGCTGCTGATCTTGCTGAGCAGAAAATGCAACTGGAAAACCAGCTCGCAATTGCCGCACCTAAAGTTGAGTTTGCCGATCGAGTTGGCGAGGCCAGCGGAATTTTGATTGGAAACTATGCAAAGGTTGTTGGTATTGGTCCAAACAAACTGTTTGCATGGATGCGCGATCACAAAATCCTTATTGCTTCAGGTTCCCGGCGCAATGTGCCAATGCAGGAATATATGGATCGCGGCTATTTCACAGTGAAAGAAACAGCGGTCAACACAAATCACGGAATACAGATATCGTTCACCACAAAAATCACCGGGCGTGGTCAACAGTGGCTGACCAGAAAGCTGCTCGATAACGGAATGCTGAAAGTAACCGGGGAGGCTGCTTAATGGCTAATCTACGCAAAGAAGCACGCGGCAGAGAATGCCAGGTACGTATTTACGGCGTATGCAATGGCAATCCTGAAACTACAGTTCTGGCACATTACCGGATGGCTGGAATTTGCGGAACGGGAATGAAGCCTGACGACCTGATCGGTGCATGGGCTTGTAGTTCGTGTCACGATGAAATCGACCGACGCACCCATAACCTCGACAACAAAGACGCCAGACTTTACCACCTCGAAGGCGTGATCAGGACGCAGGCGATACTGCTGAAGGAGGGAAAGATTAAGCCATGAACGAATATCAGTTTGTGCTTCCATACCCGCCGTCGGTGAATACCTACTGGCGAAGACGAGGAAGCCAATACTACATCAGCGATAAAGGCCAGAAATACCGAAAAGACGTTCAGCAAATCATCCGCCAACTTAAGTTAGACATTTTCACCAAATCACGACTCCGCATCAAAGTAATCGCAGACGTTCCAGACTCCCGCCGCCGCGACCTCGACAACATCCTGAAAGGTTTACTCGACTCCCTTATCCACGCCGGATTTGCGGAAGACGACGAGCAATTCGATGACATTCGCGTAATTCGTGGTGTGAAAGTACCAGGCGGACGGCTTGGAATAAAAATCACCGAACTGGAGAACGTATGAACGCCACAATTCAAACGATACCAGAGCTTCTTATCCAGACACGAGGCAATCAGACCGAAGTGGCGAGGATGCTTTCCTGCGCAAGAGGAACAGTGCTCAAGTACAACCGAGACAGCAAAGGCGAGCGTCACGTAATAGTTAACGGCGTCCTGATGGTCACGCCAGGCAAAAAGGGAAGACGATGAGCATAAGAGAGCTAAACCTCACCAAAGAACAGCACGATTGGCTGAATGGCTGGCTTGAACTGTGGGGCGCATGGGTTTATTCAGGTCGTCTGGAAAAGCGCATGAGCAGCGTAATAGCGAAGTTCATGGAGAGCGTAGAGCCGGGAAGAGTTATGACAAGGCCAATGTGCAATGATGATGATGGAATGTTGATTTCTCAGGTCGTCGATTCTGTCATGTGCATTGACAAGAAAGCCTTTGGCATCCTCCTCAGCTACTACGCTCATGGTTCATCTAAGCGAGCAATTGCATCCTACTATCACGCGACTGCAAAGCCACGCAAGATGTGTGGACGCGGTGGCGAGGGATGGAGAAAACCTTCACTGGCAACCTGTAGAAACGAAATTGACGATATCCTGAAAGCGTCATTATTTGTTTTGTACCAACCAATGCAAAATGCTTTCAAAATGCGTAAACGTGTTGAGAAAGTTAAGCATGTTGCTGTTAAAAGCCTTGACATGCAATTAGCCATTTAGCCATAATTAGAGGGTAAGCTGCCATTAGTGACTCTTAAGTTGCAACGGTGGCTTTTTTTGTTTGCACAACAGGTAAGAGCATTGAACCCTCAGACCTCGCGGAATTGGTGAAAGGTGCCGCGCAGTGCTCTTATCGTTGTGGTGAATGCACAGGCTGATGTGTAAGGGCAAGAATCTTTCGCTGGATTCGGTGTGGCCACGTAGCCCGCTGTAGGCAGTTGCAGCAAACCGGAGATCAGCACCGGTCGCCACAATCCAAACTGAGCCGTAGCCACTGGCTATCCTGAACTCATCAGTGATAGTTATGCTGCGGCCTTCTACATATGACCTTCGTGAAAGCGGGTGGCAAGAGGCTGCGCTAACAACCTCATGCCGTTTTGCCCGTGCATATCGGTCACGAACAAATCTGATTACTAAACACAGTAGCCTGGATTTGTTCTATCAGTAATCGACCTTATTCCTAATTAAATAGAGCAAATCCCCTTATTGGGGGTAAGACATGAAGATGCCAGAAAAACATGACCTGTTAGCTGCCATTCTCGCGGCAAAGGAACAAGGCATCGGGGCAATCCTTGCGTTTGCAATGGCGTACCTTCGCGGCAGATATAATGGCGGTGCGTTTACAAAAACAGTAATCGACGCAACGATGTGCGCCATTATCGCCTGGTTCATTCGTGACCTTCTCGACTTCGCCGGACTAAGTAGCAATCTCGCTTATATAACGAGCGTGTTTATCGGCTACATCGGTACTGACTCGATTGGTTCGCTTATCAAACGCTTCGCTGCTAAAAAAGCCGGAGTAGAAGATGGTGGAAATCAATAATCAACGTAAGGCGTTCCTCGATATGCTGGCGTGGTCAGAGGGAACTGATAACGGACGACAGAAAACCAGAAATCATGGTTATGACGTCATTGTAGGCGGAGAGCTATTCACTGATTACTCAGATCACCCTCGCAAACTTGTCACGCTAAACCCAAAACTCAAATCAACAGCAGCCGGGCGCTATCAGCTTCTTTCCCGTTGGTGGGATGCCTATCGTAAGCAGCTTGGCCTGAAAGACTTCTCTCCGAAAAGCCAGGACGCTGTGGCACTGCAACAGATTAAAGAGCGTGGCGCTTTACCGATGATTGATCGCGGTGATTGGATTTGCCCCTATATTTCCAGACATCTGTTATCACTTAACCCATTACAAGCC